CAGTAGATGGTTCGATACCTAATGCAATTTTATCAGCGTCTCCACCTTCACCTGCAGTATATTTACCAAAGTTAGTATTATCATTTAAGTGTTCTAAGATTTCTAATTCAAAAGGTTTAACTACATAGTCGCCAGACTCATCAAATGTTCTTTGAGCTAGTCTTAATGATAATCCAGTATCTGCGGTCTTATCAGTCTTATCAACTTGAATATTGCCATCACCAACAGTTAACAACGTGATATATTTATCTACAGTTCTATTATCGATATCAAGTGGTTGTTTAATTAATGTTGTTTGTATCTGGTATCTATTTGCGCCTGGAGCTGAAGTGTTTGGAACGCCTTGAGCGTTATCAACTAACGTAGCATCACTTGCTGAAGTTACAATATTTTCAGCAACTTGTAGTCCAATGATATAAGCAGGATTGTTTGTATACTTATCTAGTACAAGAGTTGATGAAGGTACATATGTAAAACAACCAGATATAAAGTAAACGCCTTCTGTTATAGAAACAGAAGAACCTTGACCTACCGGACTAGCTATTGTTGAAGCTGATCCTGTACCCGTATCTGCTCCACCACCAACCATTCCATATTTTACTGGATCTGCATTTGACGTAAATACTTCGCCTGACGCAAACTTTTCTACAGTAGAATTAGCTCCACCAGATTTTTGGTATTTAATATAAAGAGTATCGGGATCTGATCCTGTAGCAGGGATAGCTTGTAAAACAATAGCTGTTACTTGGTTACCACTATTGCCGGTACCAGTAATTGTGCTGCCTTCAAAATTGGATAAAGACCCACTGGTATATGCTACACTGCTATGAGTAAATGAAGCTTCAACTTTAATATAGTCATATTCAATATTAAGAGATAATTCTCCATTTACAACTCGTGAACCATCTTTAAAAGCGTATTGTCCATGTCTATCGATTTGAGCCTGCAACGCAGACTGCATTTGAGTAAGTTCTCTAGCTTGTACCGCAAAACCAGGACGAAAAAGAATCCTATGGTAATTTTTAGATTCATTAAAGTCATCGTAGTACGGCGAGACTGAATAAGTTTTTATAGATGTTGTAGTCATATGTTCTCTCTTTTAAACTAATATTTATATTGATATTTATATTAGAATTCGATTATGATTTTTATATCTTCGATTTGCGAAGCCGTTCTATCAATCGGGTTTCTGTTTTCTAAGAATATAACATCGCCACTGTGAACATCAACTTCAGGACTAATTACAAATGCGCTAACAGTTGTCTTAGGCGTTCCTTGAGCTCCTGATGTTCCTCCAACAACTGCAGTGCCTGGTATAAAATTACCATATCCAGTCTTAGAGTTTTGTTGGTAATGTATATACCCAGTGCCACTATCAACTTCAACTACATAGGCTTGTGCTAATGTTGCACCACTGCCCTGAGTGATTAGTTCATCAACAACGAATGAAGAAGTTGTTGCAGAAAAACTTAAAGCCGGAGTTGCTTTTAATGTTGCAGATGTCGAAACAACTGAAGTTCCGAAATTAAACGGATTTTTAACTAATGTGATTTGTCTGAAATCGTTACCAACTGTTAAATCACCACCACCAGAACCATCTAGTAATGTATTAACCGCTGAGAAGAAACCACCAAGTTCTTTAACTGGATCTGTACCATGACCATTTTCAGGAGAAAGTACAGCTCGTGCTGCAGCGTCTGAACCACCGCCGCCTTCTATTTTAATATGGACTGTTGAATAATCAGTACCTTTCGCGGTAACTGCAATCGCTGTAACAGATCCACCAGATACAGTAGCAGTAGCAGTTGCACCAGTACCAGCACCTGTAACATAAACACTAGGTGGAGATGTATAACCAGTACCACCAGTAACTACCTCAATTCTTTCAATACCAGCAGCAGTTGAAGAATCTCTTGAAGCTTTTTGGTTTAGATACTGAGCATAATCGCCTTCTGACAAAGCAGCTTCTGCAGCAGCGTCGTTACCGTATGTCTCAACATTAATAGTTTTAACAGGCATATAAGAAGTCGTAAGGAATTTCTCTGCATCGGCGACGGCTACCGTGTACATGTATTTCCAAATATACAAATCAGATTCAGCTGTTGGACTAGTTAAAGTTTGAGTTGGTTCTTGAGTAGAGCCAGTTGCTGGAGAGAAGATACATTTATAAACCTTAAACTCCGAAGTGATAACGTAGAATGCGTAATCAAACATATCAGCATCGTTTGAATCCCATCTAACATAACTTGTTCCAGTAGTCCAAGTATGTCTAGGCACAACGTGAGATACGTCTGCAGCATTAAGTTTCTTTAATGCAAACATATTCTCTCTGGATTCAACTAAAGAATCTATTGTGTCATATGGAGTGAATGGTTCTGCATCTGTAGTATCGCTTACAGCATTAGACCACGCGTCAGTTTTACCGATTGCTACGAATACGCTTGATCCAGATACAGGTGTGTTAATATCGTCTTTGAAATTCTCCGCGTTCAGAGTTCTGAATTTAGAAGTTACTATTGCCGTCATGATTTATTTTCCTATTAATTTGTGTGCACAAACGAGTTAACGTTATATTTATTTATATCACTTATCGAAGTACTTTGTAAATCTACGCCACCTAATACTTCTAAAGTTTCATTAAAATCATACAACATATGATTTTTTAATATGTTAGTTTTTTGACTGTAGTAGTCATTTGCTGGTTGGGTTCTATATCCAGCTGGAACAACAGTGACATCGTATCCACCCATAAATTTATCTGAAACTGGAGAGGTTTCTGTTACTGACCAGTTTTGGCCAGAGGTAAGAGCTCCTGTTTGTAATAGATTACCATTGTATAATTGTCTACCTCGTACTGATGCAGAACTTTGAACTGGGTTTGTTACTTTAATAGAATATGGATCAACATTAGTATGATTTAATTCTAATATGCGAGTAACTTTTTGTTCTTTAACTCTGTTTTCATTCTTAGCTCTTGATGCTATATAGACCGCAGGTTCTCTAACATAACCATACCCTGGATTTGTAATAACAGCAGATACTATTTCTGTTGGAACTAATTGTACAATCGCAGTTGCATTACCAGCAATAGCAATTGTAGGAACTTCAGTATATCCAGAACCAGAATTAACAATCTCAATATGAGATATTGAACCATTTTCGATAAACGCGATTGCAGTTGCACCACTACCATTACCACCTGATATAACAACAGTTGGCTGACTAGTATATCCACTTCCGATATTTCCAATTTCAATTCTATCAACTGAAGTTGGTTGTAATGTATATTTACCACTAGCTGTAATATTACTTGCTAGTGGAGCTCCAAAACTATCAATTGAAGTTGGGGCATCAAATAATATACCTGGAGGCGTTGAATACTTTTTAGTAGTGTTAGGTACAACATTTATATTAGAGATCTTAGATAAGTTTGGATTACCTGCAACATTAGCAAAGGCAGATGAGTAATTAGCTCCAGCATTTGTAATAGTTGCTCCATTAATTTTACCTAGAGCGTCAATAGTACACGTTATAACAGCTTGTGTTATTGTCTGACCAGATTGTTCTACACCGTTAACTACAATTACCGGAGCTGTTGTATAACCAAACCCTGGATCTGCAATTTCAACAGCAGTAACTGTGTTAGCACCAGCTCCGCTTTGTGGAACTGTTAATGAGAATCTTCCTGACCTATGGATATCTACATATGTAAATGGTAAATACTGTGAAGCAAACATTTCAATAATTAATGGAATGTCTTCAATTCCAATAACACCTGGTTGCAAATCTGGCATAGAAGAAAACGTAAATCTATTAGTTCTTCCATATCCACTAAATGATTCGCCAGTTAACTGATTATGCTTAGGTCCACCAACGTATCTCAATGCTCTTGAAATCTTTTGATCATCACCTAACTCATTACGAGTAGCAAATAACTGAATAAGAATTTCAGCAAAATATTTAAAACCAGCAGGATGAACTAATCTATCATAGAAGTAATCCCATGAAGATAAATTTTGACCTGTACGTATAAGATACGAGAATTTTTGATATCTTAAACTATCCTGAACTTTAATTGTATCTGATAAGAAACCCTTTTTATCTAAATAGATACCACCCTTTGGCAAATCAGGATTTACTTCCCAATTACCAGAAGACGGAATAAGAGTACTGTCCCAAGGATATTCAACTTCAACTTCGTCATCAAAGAGAAGTCTAAAAAATACTTCAATTGAATCTGAAGATCCACGAATCTTATAATAATCAGTCATTGCCTTATAAAGATTTCGTTTATTAACTGGAATAGAACGAGGAATAACTGCAGCAATTTCTTTTTGTATAAGTTCTAAGTACTGATTTGAAGTCTTATCAATATCCATTGACTCTTCAATCGTATTAAGAGCATACGAAGCGCCTGGACCAGCCCAATATTTAATTGGAGTTACTAAAGAAGCTTTTTTCGTGTTGTGAGATTCTAATCCTATTACAGTAAACGTTTTACCGATAGCTGAAGTGGATTGTGCAAGAGATCCTGGAAGGTTATTACCATTTGTAATAAAAACATTACTACCAGTCATAGCAAACTGCGTAATGATACCATCACTATCAGTTATCGTAAGTACTGAGTTAGCTCCAGAATCATCAGTAAAGAAATGATCGTTTTCGTTTTTAGGATCTATAACTCTAAATACAGCTTTACCATCTAATATATTATCAGTGTATGTTTCTGTTTCCTGATATATAAACTCTTCCAAGTTCATATAGGTATAATAAGCTTCTAATAATGTTTGCAAGCCTACTGAATTTTCTAATATCTCAGCAGGTATTAGTTCTTCAGTTCTTAAGTTTTCTTTTGTCTTTGCTTTTGCCGAAGCTACAGCTTGGATATATCCAGGTGAGGATATATCCGACGAGAAAAGCGTATTATTAGGATTATGAGTTCCTGCCATCTTATCTCAGCCTTGAAGTTGTTGTATAATCTATAGTACCCGAAGAACCTGATACCGAAATTGTATCAATGCTTGGAGTGATTTGTACTCTTAGTGGATCAATTGCAATTAACTGATCTCGCTTCGGTGCTAGATCTAATGAGTCTGGAATAACTGTAATTCTAATAGCGTCAACTGAATCATTATCAGGAACAAAGTTATTTAATGTAATCGTTCCAGCTGTTACGTCGATAATTCCTGCATCATTAATAACTGTTACGTTTACTGAATTTACAATCTTATAAACCATAACCTGTCTGTCAGTAGATCCAGAAATTGGAATATCTCCAAAGTATACTTCTTCACCGCCGAATTTCCACATAGTAGATGAAATCATAAAGTTAGTAGAAGCACCAGAATTAAAGAACGGAGCTGTAAAATCTAATGTAAAGTTATTATCTAATCCTGCAGCAAGTTTATTAGGAGTAATGTTCATAAACATGTATGGTCTTACATTACTATTCTGAATAGATGGATCAGCGTTATCAACAGCTTTAAGTAACTGTGAATGTCTGAATACTCCATCAAACTTATTAAGTTCGTTAAAGTTATAATCAGAAATAGCGTCTCTTACAACTGCAGTTAATTCAACAGATGATCTATCAGTTAAGTTTGGATTATATTTAAATGCAACATCTAATTCTAAGTAAGTAAAGTTAGGATCAACTATAACTGGAGTAATAGATACTACACTCTTACCTTTAAGAATTGTATTAGTTATCTCAGTTTTTTCATTAGCAGTTAATGTTTCGTTAACTAATGGCTTAATAGAAATATAAACTGCACCATAATCTGGTGGATTGTTATCTTCGCCACCCCAAGTAGATATAGAATTAATATTTGTAAATTCTTTTTGTATAATTGCTCTATAATCGTCTGAAGTTACTGCTCTGTTCTGAGAAGTAAAGGTTAATGGCGCGTTAAATCTAATTGATTCGTTTGTTTCTTTTACAGAACCACCAGCAGCTTTAGCTAATGTAGTAATACTAATATTTGCATATCCGCCAATATTATCTACCATTGTAAACGAGCTAGCACCGTTTGAGTCTTCGCCATTAGTAAATATATAGTCAAGAGTTACGATGTTATTGTTAAGAGGTTTTTTACCAGTTACACCATCGCCAAAATATGTTTCAAAGTATTCATTTGAATTTTCTTGGAGATAAAATACTCTACTAGCTGAGTTAACGTTAAGTAAAGATTCAAATTGTGTATAGTTATCATAAGAACTAGATTGTTCGTTTGCCTGAACAAGTACTCTAAGTGTAGATGTATCGGCATCGTCATCTGATATTTGAAACTTCTGATTTTCAATATCGTTATCAACTCTATATAGTAATTTCTTACGTGTACCTTCAACAATAATTACATTACTAAATACAAAACTACCACTATCAGCAGAAATAACAGCTGATTGTTCGTTAAGTACTACGTATCTGTAATTCCTGCCATCAACTTGAGTAGTAAGTTTAGTACCACGTGGTAAAGTTAATGTAGATGGAAGAGTACCAGCTTCTCCAGATACGTCAACTGTAATATTGATAGTAGATCGTGGAGCTAATACAGAACGAGGTATATAACCTAATAGTTTTGCACGAGTAACAATGTTACCACGGATCTGAGCTGAATCTAAGAATGCTTCATTTAAAGCAAAGTGAGCGGTCATAGCATTGTAGTGCGTATTATAAGCTAATACGTCTAAGAGTGCAGACAAACCGGATCCTTCAAAATCATGACTATTAAAAGCAGTTTGAGTCTTTAGATAGTTAGTTAGATTCTTTTTGATTTGATCAAAATCAAGTTCGGTTACATTTAAATTAGTTGCCATAGTTTCTTACCTTAAACGTTTTAATACGATATCAACAGTTTCGTTAGAATCGTATTCTTTGATTCTAAATTTAACTAGAATCCTATATGAATTAGTATCTGCATCATCAACAATATCAATAAACAAAAGTTGGACTCTTTGCTCGCCATCTACTATTGTTCTTGCTATATTTTCTCTTAATGCTTGTTTAGTAATCTCATCTGCTGGTTCAAAGAGTAAACCTCTTAGATTAGCGCCAAGACCAAGATTGAATGGTCTCTCATAAAAGTTAGTTAACAGTAGATTACGTACTGCATACTTGATAGCCCTATCATCTTTTAACGGAATAATATCATTACGTATTGGATGAAGAGTTAAGTTAAGATCTAAGTCAGTCCAAGGTTTAAGCCTCGACGCTGACTGAATTCTTTTCAGATCTCCAAGAACCCCGCTAGGTTCGTTGATCTGAGATGATTTATCTGATAGATTATTAGTAGACATATAACTATTTATACTCCGTTATCAGTCGATTTAAAGTCAAACCGGTTTACCTGTATCTGATTTAGGACCACTTGATGCAGTAGGAGATCCTTCGTGTTTATGATCGCTTAGCTTAATACCGTTACCAGTTACTTCGCCACTTGCAACTATAGTAGAATTATTAGTTTGAGCAGACGTAACAGCTAATGTAGATTGCAAACTAGTAGCATCCGATACAGTAAGAGTACCAGTTATAGTTGTGTTACCATCAATATTTACTATATCATTAACTGCATCTATAAGGACTGTTCCTTCTTCGTTAATATTAATAACCGTTCCACTCTTATGTCTTATCTGTATTTCAGCACCAGTCATACTAAATGTATGATCATCTTTATGCTTTATATTAATACGTTCTGCACTCGGCGTATTATCAATCTCTATCATATGACCAGCTTCAGTCTTATGTACTTTATTAGTAGGAGGATTAAGCTGTGCTTCTACCGGAATGTCGATAATACTATTGGTAGAGGAAGCAATTGAACCCATCACTATAGCATCCTGTGCAGACTGTCCATCTCTAAAGAATCCTACCACCCACGATCCAACCATCAACTCATGATTCGAGCCATAACCCTTAAAGGAAGAGGACGTATTTGGCATCATAACAGTAGACCACGGAAGTTTATCCGAAGGTATAGTATTATCATAGTAGCCGAAAGGCATAACTCTTACTCTGTTAGAAAGTAAAGGATCATTAATGTCAACGATCTCTCCTGTAAACCAAGTAAATCCACCACCTATAAACTGATCCATTCTGTTCATTATTTAAGACTCCCTTTCGCGCCAGGATTTTCGGCGGAAAAAATTTTTACGTATGTTTCTATCAGAACTAAAAGTATCATTGCGTGTATCCTATTTAATATTATCCAAACTGTCTATGTATGAGTCTTTCTTTAAGAGTAACTTCATACGATACTCATCAGTAAAACTATGTACTATAGAAGAAACAATGTACTTACCTGAAAGGTATAAGTCTTTACC